TGAAAAGATACTTTTAATTTTTTCTTAAAACACATTTGTTGAAACTCAATAAGGGCTTGTGTGTAATGTATTGAAACTTCACTATGGACAGGAGTGGCCACAAACAATTGAGTATTTTTGTAATCTTCAGGTTCCTCTACCCATAAAGGTTCTACAGCCTTCTCATAATCTGATTGAGTTTCTATACTTACTTCTTGTAAAGTTTGATATGTGTCTTCGTTAATATATTTGTTGCTTGACATTAATAGCCCCTTTCAAAAAATTTTCCCACTCTTTACCTTTTTTATCCCAACTATAAAATTTTTTAAAGTATTTTTGTTGCTCTTCTAAATGATTTTGTATGGTTTCTGTGTGAAGATATTCAGCACAAGTATCTATTGCGTTAGCAAAAGTGTGTCCTAAAAGTTGTAGATCTTTACTATAATTTACATAAACTGGCCATTCTGCACAAGTTTCTGGTAAGGCTCCGAAATTTGTAGTTATAACATGAAGTCCAGCTGACAAGGCTTCTAAAGCAGATGCACAAAATGTTTCTTCAAAAATAGAAGGATAAACAAAAAGATCATAATTTGAAATATTTTCTAAAATATATTCATGAGGTTTATAGCCAATATAATTTACATTCTTTAGTTTTTTGGCTTGATTGAACAAAGCCTCTGTATCTTTATTAGCTCTTGCTGCAAATTCACTTCCATACACTTCATTTGAACTATATACATCTAAAGTCACATTAGGGTTTTTTAATAATTGCATTGCTAACAATAAAACATTTAATCCTCTCCAAGGAGTACAATGATGCAAAATTCTGATTGGATCTCCTTTTTTATATATTTTTCTTTTGGGAAAATGACTAGCACCATTTTTAATAACAATGGACTTGTCTTCAGGTATTTGAAAAAAATATCTAAATTTTTCAAAAGTCCAATGAGAGTTAAAGACATACCAATCATACTCATGATGTCTGTCTTTATTTCTAAAAAAATTTTGTAAATTAGGTTGATCCCAAGAATTTTTTTGCCAAAGAATATTTATTTTGTTTGGATCTAATGGTACTTTCCCTGGTATAGATGTACATATTTGAAACTTATCTAACAAATCTTTAGAAACATACTTTTCAAGTAGCTCATGCTGTATTTCAGTTGCGCCTCTAGGTTTCATTATTTTTTGGTTTTAGCACCAATATTTCCAGCTCTTGTAACTTTTATTTCTAAGTCTTGTCGAAAATCATCCACAGTAGTATCAGTATTGGGATCAGAAACATCAGCATCAAAATCAGCTTTACTAGCATAAACTTTCCCTGTTCTTTTATGTTTTATAATTTCAATTGCTTCTGCAGCTATTTTAGGTAAATCACTCATTTTCCTCTTCCTTGTTTATTATATTTCTTATAGTCTCTTTTTTCATTTTTGTTAAGTCTTTTTTTGTGACGACCTGGCCGTTTACGAGGCTTAGGTCTAGGTACGAAATGAACAAACTTTTGTCTAGCCATTTTCTTGAGATCTATCTAATAAAGCATAACTTATCAGACCTTGTATTTTGTTACTGCCTGTAGCTGCTTGCACAGTGATAGCATCACCTGCCTCTAAATTTAAACCTTGTGGAACTGCATTTACTTGAGTTTTAGCTGCTACATCATCTCTAAAAAATTCATATTCTGCACTTGAATCAGATGCATCAATAAATGTCATGTTTACTAAAATAGCTGATGACGCATCGTTGTTTGCACAATATATACTTTTAACTATTGCCGTTCCATCACTAGGACATGTAAAAACTGTAGTCTTACCCGTACCACTTTGTTTGAAACCTTGATTTTTATATCTTATTGTCATGATAAAAAATAATTAAAAGCATCCTGTTCATTTTTAAGTTCTTGTTGATATGAAGTATTTAACTTATCTTGCATCGTTCGTAAAGACTGAGTTACTTGTCTTTGATTTTCTTCAGTATAAATAGGTGTAGGTTCAGGTATTACAATATCAACTCTAGCCATTATCTCATTCCATCTTGTTGTACATCAGCTCTAAAGGTTCCAAACCGCCAATTTTGATCTGTGCCAGTGTTGGCTATTTTCAAACTAGCAAATCTAGCTCTAGCTCTTGTATCAACTTTTTGTGTTGATGAAGTTACAGTAAATGGTCCCAAAGGGGAAGAAGCTTCTGTGTCTACTGGAAAATTTCTTAATAAAATTGTTACCTGAGCATTACCTTGAATAGTTTTAAAATCAGGTACAAATCTTCTCATACTCATAAAAAACTCAGCACTTGTTCCGTTAGGATTTAAACTAAAATCTCCTGATTCAATAAAAGCAGGTATCGCTGTTTTGTTTCCTGCAGTATCAACTTGATCTACACCTGTTTCATGAGCATAATAAATTGTAGACCCATTTATATTAGTAACCCCTTGTACATCAGGAAAAGATCCAACTCCAGTTGAATTATATTCTGTTGCATATGGAACAGCATATAAATTTGCATCTACCCATGTTGTTCTAGATAAAGATCCTGTAACCCAAGTATTATCTTGATAATTAAAACACACGTACCTATCATTGAAATCAGATCCAGATTTAGGATAATACCAACAAATTTCTTCATATAAATGATTTAATCCAGCATACACTGATTCACCATTTTGGTAATTAATACCTAAATTGTTTCCGTTTTTTGTTGTGAATACAAAATCTTCAACAGCACACGGCAATGATTTTACGGTACCATCAAAAACAAAAAATCCTCCTGACTCTCCCATCCAATACACTGCACCATTCACATACTTCATAGCGTGTTGACCTATACAGCCACAATTAGAACCCACTTGTCTTATTGAAAAGGTAAATGGTGGTCCTACAAACTGCATCACATATGCAGCGTTATCTGTTAAGATCAAAGTGTAATCTTTTCCTTTTACAGCTCCAACAATTTTAGTACCAGAATCTAGTCTAAATGTTCCAGCAGTATTTACAGACGTAGGTCCGTATTCACTAATATTTTCTTGATCTGAAAATCTAATAAATAGTTTGTCTTGTGTTGCTGTATCTCCTATTGTTGTTTCAGTTCCTAACATAATTAAATGTCTATCTCTATCAGAAACTAAAGACATAACAGATGCGGTAGGCGCATTAGATATTACAGTTGCTCTTGTATTTAAAGCGTTTGAATTCGAGTTAATAGGATTCCATTCAAACGATTGTCCGTTTTTAATTGTTGCAATTAATTTTTCACCAAAATTATCTAAAGACCATGAAGCTGGATCTGTTGTTAAGGTAGAAGATAATGATTCAATACCCCATCCTGTAAAGACTTCTACACCCGCACCACTTGAGTGTGCTGATCTTGTTCCTGCTGTAGCTCTAGTTATTCCTGTAAGATCATTAGTCGATATTCCAGTGTAAGAAATAAATTCTGCTCCAACTTTTATTGTTCCTGTCGATGGAAATCCTGTCGTTGATGCAAGAGTAATTGAAGTTCCTGATCCCCCCGTTCCTGCGGTGTCATCTAATAAAGCTCCGTTCAATGTGCTAAACACTTGTTGGCCACCACCCCATAATCCTGTACCCCAACCAAAACCATAAGTGAAACCTAAAGCACCAGGTTTGATGTAAGGTGTAACGGTTGCTGATCCAGATCCGTTGACCGTGGTGCCTGCCGCACTTGCCATAGTAACAGTAAATTCATCACTATTAGGCACGGTGATTACTTGAAATGGTTTAGTTGTAAAATCTGATGCAACGTATCCTGCTCCTGTGGGTGGTGTTACAGAACTAAATAAAAAAATATCCCCAGGCTCTAAACCATGAGCTGCTTTGTTAACAGTTACTGTTGCAGAAGTATTTACTGTATCAAAAGTACAACTAGTCAAAGCTGTTCCTAAAGGTGTAATATCAAAAAAAGCACCTTATTAAATCCTGGTGCTATTTGTACTCTTGTTAAAGGCATGCCAAATTATAACACAAAATATCTATGAAGTTAATAATCACTTAAAATCATAATTTTTATATAAAAATGTAAAAAAAATTCTATAACCATAGGTCACTGGACATGTCTCAACAAGAGAAATATTACAATCTGTAAATATTGCTCGATTTTGAACTGATTCAAATTTTTTATTTATTGATGGTAATATAGTGTGGCCGTCATTAGTATTTACGTGAAATGTTAAAACAGTTTCATCATTATTCAATAATTCTCTATTACTTATAACTTCATATTCTTCTTTCATAGGAGGTATAAAAAAAGCAGTTGCTGTAATTAAAGGTTTGTTTGGTTGGTTTTTAAAACAATCTATTAAAGAAATATAAGGACTAGAAACTTTAGAATCTTTATAAAAAATATGCTTAAAACAATTTAAATTATTTGCTTTGTACCAAGGAAATTTTTCATCTAGTAATGTGTTTTTTATATAAGTATATTTATCGTTAGGTAAAAAATTATTCTGACATTCATAGTACATTACTTACCTTCAATTTTTGTAAAATCAGTAGTTTTTAAATTTTTAAGTTCATCAGAAAAGTTTTCATTAAAAGTAAAAACAATTCTTGCTAACGAGTTTACTAAATGTTTGAACGTAGTTGGATCGTAATGCAATTTACCTTTTTCATTTATAATTTTTATTTCATTCTCATCAAATATAATATCT